GAACAACTCGAACTGTGGAAAACATATGCGACACACTGGTGCGAACACAAGCCGTCAGTGACGATCAGCGTAGCCGAACACGAGTGGATGGAAGTGGGCGCGTGGATATACACAAACTTCGACATCGCATCAGGCGTGTCGTTCCTTCCGCGTGACGATCACGTCTATCAACAAGCGCCGTATCAGGACATAGAGCCTGACGAATACAACGAATGGCAGGAACGCTTCGGCACCCTGTCTATCGACTGGGACGCTCTTTCCGAATATGAAAAAGAGGACAACACGTCAGGCTCACGGGAACTTGCTTGCACGGCTGGCGTATGCGAAGTAGTAGACTTCAATGCGGCCTAAGAAGGAATCACGTCCCATATGGAAACAGGGGAAGGGGTGGATTCAGTACGATCCTCCCCGGAACCATCCGTGCTACAAGGAATGGAGAGAGAAAGTTGATCGAAGTCAAGATAAGTGACGAAATGCTTCTTGCTGGCCGTAGGAAGGCCACTGAGATGGGTCTCCTCCACAACTCTATACTGCGGGGCGGCGGTAGCGTAGCGGGCTTCCTCGGGGAACAGGTGGTCCTTAGTGTCCTTGGGGGTTCGTGGCTCAACTCTTACGACTACGACATTGTGTTAGATGACGGACGCAGGGTGGAAGTGAAAACGAAGCAGACCTCTGCCACCCCGCTACCCCACTATTCGTGCAGCATCAGTAACTTCAATACGAAGCAGGACTGCGATATCTACGCCTTCACGCGCATCCTTAAAGATTTTTCGAAAGGCTGGTTCCTCGGATACCTGCCAAAAGAAGAATACTTCGATAAGTCTATGTTTATGAAGAAGGGTCAACTCGATCCGGACAACGGCTACGAAGTGCGGGCAGACTGCCACAACCTACCTATTTCGGACCTGCGAACCCATTATGAGTCAGAAAAAGAAATCCAAGGCCACCCTGTTTAACCTACAGGTATTTCTAAATGAAAACGGGGACATCGAACTAGAAACCCAGTCCGTTGACCCCGATACATTTATTAAAACTATGGAAGCAGGTATGCCTAGCTACGAGGCTACCTACAAAGTTGCCAGCCTCATCCGCTATCTAAAATCGATAAACGATGAAGTCTATGACAAGTCCAGATTTTACCTTTAGGCTTTTCTGTTCTTTTTCAAGTCTTTCGCACCCTTGCCGTCTGCTGCGAACTTAGGCACGCGAACCCCGTTTACAGTAGTCATGGGCAGATCGCCCTTTGCCATCATTGGCATCATCATGCCAGTGTTAGACATAGGCTTCTGGTTCCGCCGACTCGTCGTTGCCGACATCATACCACCGCCGTAAGCCTTCCTGCGGGGTTTTTTTGCCATGCCACCATACATCATAGGCTTTCGCTTCGTGGCACCGCCATACATCATGCCCTTGCGAGGGCCGTTATTGTACTGCTTCATCTTCGTCTCCTGCCTCGGTTTGGGCGTTTTGTACTTGATTAAAGTAGGCTAAGGTAGCCTCTTCCTGTCCCTTACGGACAACGTCTGTCATTGCAAACTCGATGAGTTTGTCCTCAAAAAATGACAGTTCTTTAGGTGTGACAAGTTCTGGGAACAGCATGATCTTTTCCATGATCTTGGCAGCTTCCATGTCACTCATCGCAAGATAAAAAGCGTCAGACGCATTCTTTTGCATAATACGAACAGCCACTTCCGATGCGATGTAGGACGGGCTGACCATGTCGCGGGCGATGTTGTAGGCTCGACTGATGGCTTCATTTGCACTAATCCCTTTTGCAATGGCGTTACCTGCAATGGCTATCGCTTCTTGGTTCGCGATATACTTTGTGATGTTTTGAAGGTGGGTGATCTGATCTTCCGGCATCACCTTTAGCAGGTTCTTACGAACGTTTTCATCGCCCAGTTGATCCAGTAGAGCGACAGTGTTACCGAAGCGGCGAACCAGTCGTGCCCCGTTCTCATCTGCAACCACGTCTGCAAGTTCGTTACGTGCCCGGCCCATGGTCTTTTGGGGACCATACTGACCTATTTCCATCAGTGCCTGATATAGGTTGTGATAGACGGCTTGATCAAATAGGTCGGCAATCTCATCGTCAGACAGTTCAAGAGACGGGTCTTTTTTCATCTGGAAGATGAACGAGTCCCGAACAGAGTCAAGATCACGAGGACCAGCAATGTAAGTGTTGTAGAACTTGGCGGGATCGCTGGTAGATTCAGAGATGTTTTTTAAGACATCGATTGCGCGGCGTTCTTTTTGAATGTTAGTCTTGCCGACGCGACGTGATGCGTTGAGGGCTGCGGTGATCTTGGCGATGGCCTCCTCGCCCTCTTCCTGAAATTGTTTACCCTTGCCTATGTAATTTTCAATGTTACGCTCGTTCGATATCAACTCGCTGACATCTGAAAGTGCCACCTCTACTTCCTTGCCGCCCTTTTTTACCAGAATCTTGGTACGGGCCGTAACTGCAGATAGGTTCTTTGTGGCGTTAGCAGCCCCGGCAAACTGGCTCAGTCCTGTCAAAACAGACACTCCAGAACCCGGTTTTGCATCCACGAACCCGCCAGCCCACTCCTGATACACAATCTCATCAGTCAGACCTTTTAGCGTGTCAAACGCCTTTTGGCCCTCTTCAGTGTCGAGATCGATAATCTTGCGACCATCAGACGAGATGTGGGTACCGAACAGTTGTTCAAGGCTAGATATCTCTTTCTGGATCACGTCGAGTTTGTCAGTGCGCCGAGGGCCACCTGACATCACGTCGGCAATCGTGTTGCCTACCTTCTTTGCGATGTCGTATGGAGTTACGTTCCGGTAAATACCTACGTAGGGTCCGGAATCCAAGTCAACCTTCTCGCCCTGCTTTGACGAGTTTAACTTCTGAAGTGGAGTACCGAGTCGCAAGGGATCGTTAGATGCCTGATAGATACCTCGGGCTTCCTTCAGTTTGGCAAACCCTTCAGGATCACCATTTTCCATGGCCTCATCCACAAGGTTTTTGAACTGACCCATTTCCTTTGCCAGCAACCCGTCCTTAACCTTGTAACCGTAGTCGCGGAACGCCTTGCGGAGTTCCTCTAACTCTTCGATATTTGCGGACTTGAACATATTCACTTTACCGAAGGAGTGCAGGAACAGGCCGAAACGTACAGGATCACCCGCAGCCATATCATCAAGGAACTTAGCATCCACTCCATGTTCATCCTTTAATTGTCGCACAATTTCTGACAGAGAGTCCTCGCCGATCTCCGCAAGACGACGATTGATCATGCGGTTGAACATTTGCATAGACTGACGGCCCATGAACCCGGAGAAGAAGGTGGCTTCTGGCCCGAAGAAATTAATGATGTCTCCGTCCTCGGCGGCTTTCGCCATGTCCAACATTTTCTCAACCACGTTACTGATGTCAATGGTCGGCGTGTTTTCTCTGTTGTTCATATACGAGCGGAATCCCGAGTAAGCTTCCTCACGTACTTCCATAAGTCTCTGGTAGCGGGTATTGAACACAGCCTCGACGGTTGTCTTCAGAGAGTCGATGTGTGCTAAACGGTTGTCACGTTCACCCTGAATCTCGTCGAGGCGGTTGATGAGGTCTGTTTCGACTTCAGTCAACACTTCTTTTGCTGCTGTAACACGAGCCGCTTCAGAATCGATGGTACCCACCAAATCAGATCGTTCCGGTGCCCGCATAGCAATCATTGTCTTGGCTTCTATGACATCATCCAAGAATGCCTCGGGCATCTTGCCCTTGGAGTCTAGAGCGATGGCGCTGACAGCGGTATCCAGAGCCTCGTCGAAAGCATTGAGTTCGCGGGCCATCTCATCTTCAATCCGGGTGATGGTCGCCTCGACGTTGTCCATCAACTTGCCAATTTCTTGTTTAGACTCCGGATTCGCATAGGTAGAGATGTGTGCCTTGAAGTTATTTAAGAAAACCTGTGCCTGTCTTGCCCGTCTGTCTATGTCCTCCGTAGCATCGATAACACCCTGAATACCACCCTTTCGAATGCTGTTCATATTTAGCTGATCCACAGCCGACTTGTACGATCCTATGAGAGGCACAAGACCAGTTGCCTCTGCAAAACTCATGTCATATAGTTCACCCGCCATATCTCGATGTTGCTCGGGAAAGGCGTTAATGATCTCGTCGCGCAAATCCATTTGCTCCTGAACCAAGGCGCGGAAATGCAGCTTGTTCTCGGGAGACATCTTATCTACTTCTTTAAAGGCTCGGCGTATGGCTCTCTTCGTTCTGATAGGCATACGCTCTCCGCCGTGAGCGGGCATATAGTAGAGCCTTTCATAGTCGTCGGCAGTCATGTCTTGCATTGTCAACTTACGGAACAAGGCTGGGATAGGGCTTCGTATGTCCGAACCCGTTACACCGCGAAGAAGACCCATACTGCCGCTACCTGCAAGACCTAGTGTGGCTCTTGCCCCGCCTACAACTTTACGTCCTACGAACCTGATACGTTGCGGCCCGGCAACCAGCGTGGAAAAGAAGCCAGCCATCTCAGCCATGTCCCGATCCATACCGAAGGCACCCTCAAGGTACGTGCTGCCCAAGTATGCACCTGCAGCTAGAGTTGTGTCGTCTTTGATAGACTGCAACATCTGCGGACTTACTTTTGTCTGGAAGAAGTTGCGAGACATGGCGCGTCCGATGTTGTCGTACTCGGACTTGAGTCGCTTGTACTGCAGACTGCCTTTTCCAAACTGTTTGGCGGCGTCTTGCATTTCACTCGTTAACACGTCACGACGTGCCTTTTGCTCCACACGAAGAACTTTTAACTGATTGCCAAAAACGCCCAAGTCATACAGCTTCTGATCAATCTTGACCTTTTTGCCGTGCTTCGTGAGGTGTGACTGTAGGTTGCTAAGACGCACGTCATCCGGCACGTCGTACTTCTTACGAAGTTCATTGACATGCTTTACGTAGCGCGTGGCCTCTGCCATGCGTATCGAAGACAGGAACCCGCCACCAATAAGGTTCTCAGCCAAAATAACGCCGAATTGTTCCTTACCAGATAGTTCTTTGAAGGCAAGATCGATGATGTCATAGGCACCCTCGTCCGAGATGTAGTCTCGGGGGATGCGTTCGCCGGTCATGTCGGTTGTGAAGAGGGCTTCGTTTAGCTGCGCCTCGTTGATACGGCCCTCGTTAAATTCCAGTTGGAACCTGTCGCGGATTGCCTGATTGAAGAACATGGCAGCGGTGGGAGCCGGAAGAACTGTGTCTATTTTCTCCAGCGCATTACGCATGTTGACTTCACGCTCTTCTGCCCGACTTGCCCACTCATCACTAAACGGGGTACCCTTCATGCGGGCAGCGGCGGCGGAGTCAATAAGGCTGAGAGTAAGACCTGCGGCATAGGCCGGTAAGGTGACCATACCCCTGCTTTGCTCGGCTAAACGAGTTGCAAGGCTTTCGTAAAAGTTGCCGGTGTTGAAGTCGTCAATGAAGAATTGACGCACTGCCGTGTCGAGGCTCGGGTTGCCAGTGTTGATGTGAGGCTGAAGCTCATTATCAAGACGCATCCTGTTCTCGGTGTACAGTGTTAGCTTGTCCTGTACATTCGGATCGTCGGCAAATTGAGTGGGATCGACCTTTTGAGTTACCGGCTCCTTACCCGCAATGACTGTGTCTGTCTGCAGCTTGTCCGGACGTAACTCTGAATCTAAGGCGGCATCTGCACGGAACTGTAGTTCCATGGCCTTGCTTTTCTCTATTGCAGGTAGAACTTCGGGAATGTATCTTTTGGCACCCGCCGGGGTGTTGAAGGTTATTGTTTGCCCAGCCTTGAGTTTTGCAACTGCATCCTCGTAGGGTGTGGTCGGACGAGTGATTTCGGCAACAGACTTTTCAATCGGCTCTTTTAGTGTCTTAGTTGTAACAAAGGGCCGTGTGCCCCGCAGTTCTACGTCTGTAATAGTTTCAGTCCCCGCCTCTGGTCGAGGGGAGATTGTCACAGGCGTGATATCAATGCGGATTGGCCCTGTCGAGTCTGCAGGTTGCTCGTTTGGCGGCACCAGAAATGCTTTACCGGCGGCAACTTGCTCACCGACATTGACAAGTTCCTGCGAACCTGCTTCTGGTGCCGCTTCAGGTGCTGCCTCTACAGGAGCCGTGACCTCTGCGGTATCGTCCTCGGGCTTCTTCTCTGCTGCTTCAGCCATTATTGAACTGCTTCCATAGGCATGGTGTACGGAGTTCCGTCACCTATCAACTTTTCATCTTCGTCTACTGGGGCCATGGCGTATACACTCGCATCTTTCTTACTGACAAACAGTGCCATGCCTTCGTCTAATCCGTAACCTTCCGGACTACCAACATATACCCAATTCTTACCCATGTCTTCCATGGTGATTGTCTGGATGCCTTCAGGCTCCACTGCTGCAGGGGCAGGAGTTGCAGCCTGTTGCTGGGTGGTAACTGTACGATTCATCATCTTGCGATGCTTCAAGGCTCGTTGAACCACGTCATTTGCGCGAATAAAGCGGCGATCACGGGGGTCAATTTGTTCTTTTTCTAGAATGCCCGCCATCATCTCGCCAGCGTCGAGACGATCCTGCATTTCTGTTTTTACGACGTTGATTTTAGCAAGGACACCCTCCATGGTTGTCAGGAGACCTTCCTGTCCGATACGTCTTAGCTGAATCTCAAAGTCTTGGTTTGACAGACGACCTGACGGATCGACAGCACGTGCAAGTTTTGCAGCTAAGGTAATCTGGAGAGCATCTTTTTCACTCAGTAGTTCGAGAGTGCTTTTGCCAAGCACCTGTGCTGCCACTTCCATGGCTGCGGCTCTGTCAAAGTCTTCATCAGTCTGTCCGCCTGTAAGGAATTCTGCTGAATCGTCTGCGCCCCCGTATCCAAACAGACTAGCCAGTTGCATTCCCTGACCCTTGACGTTGATACCAAGGCTCAAGAGACTTTCAGTGAAACCGGTAACGCCCAGTGCTTGCTGATTATTAGCAAGCCAGTTGAGCAACTCTACGGACTCTTCCTGTGCCCGTCTCTGTTCGCGGAATCCGTCTACGTCAACTTTCTTTGATAGGGCATAGTCAACGCCGGTAACACCCCGTCGTGAAAGGGCGGGTGCTGCTTCATCAACAAAGTCAGGACGTGTTATGACGTATGCAGCGCGGATCATTGCACCCATGTCTTCGTTTGCGTACCCCTTTTTTGCGTCACCCTGACCGATGTTCGTCATGACTTGTGTAACACTATTCATAGTTTCAGGGGACGCGGCTCCCGGCAACTTGAGAAGGTCCATACCGTTTGCACCGTACAGAAGAGCGCCCCCGCTAAAGTCTTGATACCTTTGATCCACGTCACCTGAATATGTCAAGTAATTGATGTTAGGGAAGAGTTGAGTCGCCCCCTGTTCCATGCCATGATACTGTGCAAGACTATTTAGTTGTTCCCGATTAACTCCATACTGACTTTCGAACGCATCTAGTCTGAAGTTCATGTTCTGGCTACCGCCCTCTATCTCATTTACAGGAGCCGTAGTCTCGCCTTCGGGCAACTCTTCCGGAACAGTTATGAACTTACTCTTGCCGATTACACCAAACTCTTGAAGATAGCCGCGCAGGGTGGGGGCAGTTTTTCCGTAATCTGCGTAGGCGGGGGCAGACACTATACCATCTTCACCCCTGCCAGAGTTCTTTCTCCAGAAGGTGACATTGTGAGTGTCAAATACTTTCTTTATGTACGCTCCGAATTCTCGTTTGGTATCTTCGTCTTTGAGACCCTTTTCAACCTCATCTGCATTAGACGTTAAGTAAGACTCTACCTGATTGGGAGCCACTAAAAGAAAGTTTTCATCCGTAAAGTCGCTTTTGAACGGGAGCGTTAGCTTACCGAGTACGGTGGTTTCCTTGTCCTC